ATATCTCCTTGAGCATGAGCAAGAAGAGCACTAATCATTTTTTCTCTCATAGTTTGGGTTTGTCAAATAGTACATTCTGTATATATTTAGTTGCCCAAGAATTGTCGAACCATTGGGATAATACTGCCTCAGTTTTCTTATTTTTCATCTGTGATGTACAGTACCATAACTGATCATCATACCTTCTCATAGTCTTTTGCCATTCAGTTTCTCTTTCTGCAGTTCTAACTATGTGACAGAATACCTCTAGGTAATCACTACACATCAATAAAAACTTATCATACTCATCTTCGTCTAGTCTTACAAACTTACACCATGGTGAAAATATCTCACCCCATTCTGGTAAGTTACGAGGTTTTTTAAAATCATATTTCAGATTAGATAAACTATAATCTACTTCATATACTGGTGATATATCAACTATAGCAGCAGTTACTTTACCACCTGCCTCTACTATATCACATCCAAAGATAGGAATAGGAAACTCTGGATCTGGAAATAATACACAGTGTAGTATCTCAATCCCTTTACTTGTTATTGCTCTTTCTATATGTAACTTCCGTAAACCTCTAGCATCCCACATTCTATTATAGATGGATACATTGTTGTCATGTATCTCATCATAGTCTGAAAAGAGTTCTTCTAAATGTGGTAACCTTGAAATCTTAGTTCTAATCAGCGATGCTAGATTAGAGCAGAGTTCCGAAGTTACGTCTAATTTCACGGAGTTCATCGAAGTTCTTTTGTTTAGTTCCACCATCGTACGACCATGCGTACCCTTGAACAATCATTTTTTCGTTGAGTGATACATCATCATCGCCAACGTATAACCAACCAAGCAACCTACCATACTTACCCATGCCACCTTTGAGTTCAGTTCGAATAGTGAGTTCATCATCTCCATCGATTGCTCCTTCTAATTGTTCTTTCATCCAATTTGTAGCATCTATTCCCAGTACCTTCTCCTCTTTATCTCTTGTTCTCTTCTCTGGTGTATCAACTCCTGCAATTCTAACTCTTTCTTTCTTGTATAAATCAAACCCAAGATCAATGGTGACATCAATAGTATCCCCGTCAAGAACACGATTAATCTCCGTCACTCGGAAGTTGTAGCAGCTCTTTCTGCTCGGTGGAACCATTGCTCCCATTGTTAAACTCCATAAGTGCATTATTTATAGCGTCAGTAGGGTCGGTCATTTTCTTTTCTCTCTGACCTACTTTAATATATTCAATTGCTCTGTAGACATTATCCCAATGACTCTCTTCAATTTCTAACTCAAATGCATGTGCAGGAGGATCTGTAACTGGTGCTGTACAACCAACCAATATGAGTGGTATTGCCAAATATTTAATCATTTGGAAAAAAGTGATCATATCTCATTATGTAGTATATCACAACTGCGACAGAGATGACAAGTATCAATATCATCCAAACGATACTCCAGACAACCATTAGATCATTGACATTGCATGACGTAATTCATGTGCATGTTTAAGTTCGTCTTCTGCTATCTCTGCTATCTTCTTATCTTCTGGATGCCACGCACTATACTTAACATAAGTCTCATAAGCATGCTTTTCAATCTTCATGTTTATGTCGTAAGCGTTAACAGGATCGATAAGATAGTACCCAACCATAATCCAATAATAAAGTAAAACAAGATGTTTGGCAAAGAAGCGGTCAACCCAATACTTGTTACCTTCTCTAAGCTCCATTTCTTCCAAGTGTTCCGTTTCATTGAGTGCCTGGTAAAAGTGTTCTTTCATTAAGTATATGTGATCCTCACCACGAAGTCCTAAAGATTCACGAAAATGTAACACACTGATAAAGGAGAAGTAAGGTGCTCTTGCGATTACTTCTAAAACCCAAAATCTTTGAAAGTCTCTACCTCTGTAGAGAAAGTCGAGGATGTAGATAGTAACATCCAAGACCCATGTGTTAAATTTTTTCATACCCAAGCGTAATTAATTGATGTGTAAACTGCTATACAGATGAATCCAAACAGAATAGTTGTTGATTTAATTGGTAAATTTTTCATCATTCCTCCTTTTTAATTGAATCCAAAGAAAAAGGATGTTCGTGTAGATACGGAACATCCTCTCTCGCGTGTCTTACTGCTTCAAATGCGTCATCCGCATATTCGCCTATTTCAAAATGTTTGTTTTGTTGGTCGTGCCAACCGAGTGTGTAGTGGGACATGATAGTTTCAACTCCAGTACGCTATTATTTATAATAACACACTAGGTATAATTACGCATCAATGTGTCGGTTTACACACTAACAATATGCCTTATCAACTTGACATAATTCTTCTTGCAATCTAATATTTCTTTCATTTCTATCGATTTTAAGAGATGTTCTAATAAGTGATAAGAACACTAATCCTATAAAAATGTATAACAGGTATGGTTTCATATTAACAATTCTTATTTAAGTCTTCTGCCATACCACCACCTATTTCTGCACCTTGATTACCACTGAACATTGTTACCCAACCAGCAGCAACCCAACCAATAAAGGGAATATTAGAGAGAGTAGGAGCAGCACTAGCACCAATACTGGAACCCACGAGTCTTCCTGTTCCTTCTGCACCTCCAATTGCTTTGATACATGCTTCCGACTTTCCGTTTGTTGAGATTTCTGTCGTGGCTGATTTATTGTGTACTGCACCGTCCATTGTGTACTGTTCAGTGACTTTTTCAATATTGTTAGCCAACCCAAGAAACCCACCTTTCTTTTTGATATCCCGTTCCACATGCATTATTTTTGGATCGTTTGCTTTATAACTTATCTTATATCCGTCATGTCCAACCTCTGCATTGTACGATGTATATGGGCCTACTGGTAAATTAATACTTGGTAGTTTACTCTCACGATTAGATAATGACCCAATCATACCTATGTGAGATAAACCAATAAGTCCACCCAAACTAAGAGCAAACCACTTTCCCCATTTCACTTGCTTATCCATTATCCTTTCTTCGGTGCACTACTTGGAGCAATAACCATTGGTGCTTGCTCTAGTCTAATTGTCTGTGCGGGTGCTGCCTGAGTTGCTTTCTCTATGAGCATCTCCATATCCTTCTTGGATATATTTGCACTACCACCGCCAGATGCATTCTTTTTCCGTTGCCCGGCTTCGACCCCAAAAGTAGCTAAAACCCCTGTGAAGACTGAAGCTATAAAAGTTGGATCAATATTATCTTGTTTTGATAGACCGGGAAATTGAACATAATTTAATGTTAATATTCCACCAGCCCAAATCAAGATCCCAAGTCTCACAAAGGTACTTAGGATTGCCATCTGTTCTTCTTTATCGTCCACTGCATCTTTTAGTTTACCTAGAGGGCCTTTCTTTACTTCTTCTTTTTTAACTGCTTCTGCCATTTTAAAACTTGGGTCATGCAGCCCTATTTAGAAGATTTGTTTTTCTAGAAACCTAAAGGTAATTGAGGTGCTGTGGGTTCTGTTCCTTCAGATGGTGACATACTAGGTAATCCTAAATCACCAAGTGCTGCACCAGCTCCGTCACCAAGTATTCCACTCATTCCACCGGGCATGACAGATTCCATAATCTTACCTTTAACATCTTCGATGATTGCATCCTTTCTGATGAATACATATCCACCAAGACCAACTATTCCAAGTGCAACTGCACCTGAGAAGATAGCGATTCCATTAATAATTTTTTGCATTTTAATAACCGTAATAATTTAAAAAGTGTTGAATAATACCATCACAATTTAGATTTCCAGAAGAAACCCAGTTGTCAGCACATTCATAAATGATATGACTTTGGTATTTAGGTACTCCCTTTTCATTGTTTTTAGCACCAAACTGACCTAAAAGAATTCTCAACGCTTCTTGCCGAAGCAACATTTGATGAGGTGAGTACTTATATGTCATATTCGCTTTCCTCGCCAATATAGGCAAGTGAATAGATATCTTGATCTAGGTCATCCATTTCTATCCATTCTTCAAACTCTTTGTATATAGCATTTTTATCAGCAACTGGTTTTGCATCTTTTATACGAAAGATAGACCATTCACGAGTTTTCAGTAGAGTTTGTTTCAAAGTTACCATAATCTTTACGCATATAGCGTCCTAGTATGTTGCTATTATAGTACTTTGGTGTCCCGTCGTCAAGTGCTTCCATTAATACATTATGAAGAAACAGTTGTTTAGTCTCTTCGTAGTTTACTTTTCCAAGGGTTGTGTGAAGACTTAAGATTTCTCTTCGGAAAAAGTTTCTACCAATTCGTTTAATATCCTGTTTAAGTTCGTCAGAGCTTCCAAAATATCGCTTCCAGTCTGATTCGCTTGTGACTTTACGCTTTCCTCCCTTTGGTTTTCTCTTCTGCACGAAGTACTTTCTTCCGATGTAGGACTTGCCATTGGTGGTATTGGTGATGCGATAGACGAACCCATAATAGTTCCCGATATCATCAGAGGTAAAAGGATTGCCTTCGTAAATCCAAGGGTTTTCATAATCAATGTTTTTATCAGTCATTTAATTATAACATCACATTTCTATGTAGTCAATAAAAAAGAGGGTATAAAACCCTCTTGTTATACTCCCTGATTCTCTAACCAATCATACGGGTCTATGTCTCCAAACAGTTGTTGACTATGTTTCGAGCAATCTAGATATGCTTCGATGCAATCAGCAACTTCATCATAATTTGAAACCTGAGAATGTATCTTTCTTGACATCCTGTTTAATTCCCCCAACGACATAACTTTCTACCTCCGTTTCTTGTGGTGCAACTTGTAATCCTTTTGATGAGATCCAATGCTGTGTCCAAGGTAGTGGGTTTGCTCTTTGAGCAATATCATACACGGGTTTAAGACCGACTGCTTTCATTCTTTTGTTTGCAATCCATTCAACGTATTGTTGAAGGAGTTTTTCGTTAAGACCTATCATTGATCCGTTCTTAAACAAATACTCTGACCACAATTTTTCTTGATTAACAGCATTTTCAAAAGTTTTATAGAACCATGGCTCCTCCTCTTTGAAAATTTTCTTCATGTCTGGGTCATCTCCATTCCTCCATTTGTTGAGGATTTGTTGTGTGATGACTAAATGTTGGTTTTCGTCTCTGGCGATAAGAGAAACGATTTTTGCCGATCCTTCCATGAGCTTAAGTTCACCAAAAGCGAACGAGCATGCGAAGGAGACATAGAACCTAATTCCTTCCAAAATGTTGACATTCGCAACTGCTCGGAAGAGTTTTCTTTTGAGTTCATAAATTGTTGACTCGGATAAGTAAGATCCTCTCCATCCCTCTTTCCACATGTTACTTTGATCGTATTCATGTGCTGAGTTGATGAAGTCATCATATGCCTGAGTAACACTTTGTGCTCTCTCAAGTATTCGATTATCACTAAGGATAGTATCAAATACCTCTGCAGGATCTGAGTACACATTCTTAATAATGTATGTGTATGAACGACTATGGATCATCTCCATAAACTCCCATACCTTCATACATCCTTCCAATTCTGGAAGAGAACAATATGGTGCAAATGCCATACCGGGGCCTCTTCCTTGAACAGAATCAAGCATCACCTGATACTTTAAGTTACTGGTGAAAATATGTTTCTGTTCTGGACGAAGTGTCTGATAGTCACTTCTATCTTTCTGTAATGAGACCTCCTCTGGTCTCCAGAAATACCCTAGTTGTTGAGTGGTTAACCTTTCAAATACTGGGTACTTATAGTTATCATATCTTTGAATTCCAAGTGGTTTTCCAAAGAACATTGGTTGTTTCGTTGTCTCAACTTCTTCAGTGTTAAATACGGTCATTGAGTCAACTTTAGTCATTTTTCCCTCTGAACTTGTTTTAAATTTTACAAGACTCACAGTCTTCGTCCTCCGTTAATATGCAAGAAACTAATTCTCCTAGATCTGTTGATGGTGTTGTTGGTTCCTCAATCTCATCTGTTTTGATGTCATAAGTATTTTGATAGTAACTTGTCTTCCAACCATACTTGTAAGTGGTTAAAAGATCTTGTGCCATCACAGATACCGGAACCTCGTTATCTGGATAGTGTTCTGGATTATAACTCCAATTACCGGAAATCGCTTGATCAAAGAACTTTTGCATAACTGCAACAACGTTGATATATCCCTCATTGGACTTCATGTCCCATAAGAGTGTATAGTTATTTTTTAAGTGTTGATATCCGGGTACAATTTGTTTCAACGGCCCTTTCTTCGACTTTTTAATGGACAGTATCCTCTAGGAGGTTCGATTCCGTTTGTGGCATTTGACACAACGGAACTGCTCTCCGATGGCATCTGTGCGGACAGTGTTGAGTTCCTAACTCCGTGTTCCAAGACAAGTGCTCTAAGAGATTCCCAATCATGTTTTAATTTGTTAGGAACGATCTCATCTATATCTTTTTTATAAGTATCAATTGGCAATATACCGTGAGAATATTTAGTATTTTTAGAATATTCACAAGCACCCTTTTCTTTTGCAAGGTTCACAGTGGACTTTATCAGATAATATTGAAATGATTCTGTTAAGTCATGTACTAATTGCCATGCTTTTGGGTCATCATATTTTACACCTTGTTTGGCAAGATAGTGTGCGAGACCGATATATCCGATGCCAAGTGAACGTCTTGCTCTTGTAGCAAGCTCCGCTGCTTTGACGGGGTATCCTTGAAAATCAATGAGTTCATCAAGACTCCGAACACTAAGATCGCAAAGAGTTTCAAGATCTTGAACATCCCTAATTTTGCCAATATTAATAGCACTAAGGATACAGAGAGCAATTTCTCCAGTTTCATCATCAATATGTTGTACAGGTTTTGTTGGTAATGTAATTTCTTGACATAAGTTACTCATCTCAACTTTGTCAGTAAATGATGAGTGTGAATTATAATGGTCAATATTCATTATATACATTCTACCAGTT